TGATGTTGGCGAAGTCCGTATAGGTGCCGCTCTCCTCCGCCGTGACGCCGACTTTGGGCGGCGCGGGATGGTTGTTGAACTTGACGAAAAAAGCCTCCAGCAGCGCCGGAGGCTTTGTTGGGGTTCGGGTAGAACCCCGGTTGGATGTCATTAATGACCGTAGCCATCGGCTATCCTTTCGGAGTTAAGGTTACCACGTTTGGGGACTGATCGGAATGCCTGTCAAGATATTGGATCGCAGAAAGAAGGATATTGCGGTCCTCTTTTGCTTTTCCAATCATCTGATTGCACGCCGCACAGAGAAGCTGTCGGACTTTTCCCGTTGAATGGTTATGGTCTACCGCAAGTGAAATAGGCTTCCCATGACGAGTTGCAGTTTCTTCGCACTTGCAAATAGCGCACTTCCCATTCTGGGAAACAAACATGGATTCGTACTCGCGCAGTCCAACGCCAAACTTGCGTTCACGTTCTTTATGCCGGAAATGTTCCCGACGTTCGGAACGATATGATTTTTGATATTCTGAACGACCTTCTTTGGAAGTATGATCAAACTTGGTATCCAAGTAAAATCCTTCACAAAGATTTTCGATCCGGCAATCATCCTTGTCGCCATTCTGAAAGCGAATGAGACGAGGCCAAGAGCCATGAATCCAAAACCATGCAAGTCTTTGTGCTAGATAGTCGGCTTTGTCGATCCGAATGACGCGGTAGCCATTTGGCTCAACGCACCCAGCACGTTTGCCAGTTCGTATTCCACGTCCCCGGCCCACCCAAATGAATTCACCGGTTTCAGGGTTGTATGAAACAACCTCTTTTAAGCGATCAATTGTGAGGGTCGGGGATGTCATTGGCTTCTCCTTTTGGAAACTTCCATACACCTTACGATGTTGGGAAGGAACCAAAAATTGATCTCCAATTGTAGTAGCCAAAACTGTAGCGCTCGTAACCCTTAACAAGCAGGTTGTCTGTGACAAAATCGACCTGCATATCGGTTTCGAACTTCACTCGCTCCATATACGACAGGCCGTCGATGTTGGTCAGCAGGAACCAAGCATAGGCGGAGGTCAAGAAGTCGTTGACCATATAAGACTCAGGCAGGCCACCCGCCGTCATCATAATGGCATTGACATCATTGTCCGCCGTGCCGGGACGCAGTTCAGTCTTGGTAAGACGAATAGCAACCGGTTCAAGCTGCGGAGGAACGATGAGCTTGCGAGCGCGAGCAAACACCTTCAGGCCAGCCTGATCCTTGAAGTTCGTGCGGACAGCAATCATGCTGTTGAGCAGCGTAGCTTCGTTAAGGTCAACCTGCGTCGAAGGCTGGTTAGCAACCGTGCCGCCGTCAATCGGGTGAGACGAAGAGCAAAGCGCCTGACCGTCGCCACCAACAGCACCATTGTAGGTCTGCGCGGTGTTGAGGATGTTAGCGCCGTAGATTTCCTTCGTCTGCTGGAACGACTCAATAAGGCCAAGGTTCGACGGAGCGAACTGGGTCTTATAGAGGTTGTCATCAATCGCCTTGCGGGTAATCGCATACCCAAGGGCGATTTCGACGTGTTCCTGATTGTAGACGTAACGCTCACCAGCGTTGTTGTCGAACGCAGTCTGACCACCTTCGGTCTTGAGCTGCGCGAGACCAAGGAAGCGCATCTCAGCGGTGCGTTCCAGAGCCATCTTCGACTCATGCTTGGTGAAGATCTTGTCGTACTGAGATGGGATCATCTCGTACTTGCCTTCCACGCCACGGAGACCGGGGAGCAGAAGGTCTTTAATAGCCGAAAGATTAACAGCCATTGGTCCTTACTCCTATTAGATGCCGGTCAGCGACTTGGTGGCCACGTTGTTAAACGCGACGATCAAGCTGTTGTAGGCGGTGGTGGTATCGTAGCCGTTCTGACCAGCCAGAGGGTCAGTACCCTGAGGCGAGTAACCGCAAAGGTTCACGATACGGAAGGGAAGGGTGGTGGTGTCACCAATCGTGCTGTAGTCAGCATAATAGGTGGAAAGACCGTTGGCCGTGTTGCCATTGGTGCCACCGACGCCGAAGCCGATGTTGCGACCAATCGAAGCAAATGTCACTGGGCCACCGTTGCCAGACTGCACAATGAACTGCGCATTCGGGTCATTGATGACATAGGCAGTCACGGTGTTGCCAGAAGCAACGTCCGAACCGGGCCAGTAGTTCGACCACACGGTGCGCTTCTGCGAAACCGAGAGATACTTGCATCCCTGAAAGATGCCAGCAATCTGAACGGAGTTCGAAGACGCCTGCGTGATGTAGCCAGTGCTGAGCTGGACCACGGGGTCGCCATAGAAGACAGGAGTCGTGTTGTTATACGCAATGTAAGCGACGGTCTGCTCATAAGTAGGCGCAGAACCGGTGCCGCTCCACTGGCGAAAGCCAAAAGGCGAACTGGTATTTGCCATGGGAGGCTCCTCTAGGGAGCAATTTACTAACTCCACGCCGGGGGAGCCGTAAATCAATTCAAAGGTGAACTTGCCACACCGGGGGCAAGTAGCTGATGACAGCCTTGCTAAAAAATTACAGACTTAAATGTCAAATGTAAAGAGGGCTGACATTTGCCAGCCCCCTTAAATCGCCAAAAATTGCCGCGAATTACTCGTTCGGGACAGAAATTGGCGAATATCCCTTCTTAATTGACGGGCGATCACGCTCAAAATGCCCCTCAGGAGCCGAAGTAAGCTGGGCTTCCTTAGCCCGAACCTGATCACGGGCCTTTTTGCGGTCAATATTGCGGATTTCCTCAGAAATCGTGGCAGGACGCATCATCAAGGTCATGCCCTTGCGCTCAATAACCGGATGATTGCCACGTCCGGGCATTTCTTCCGGGTGACGAGAGGTCGGGACAGGCTCCCAGCCCATACGCGCCAGTTGGACCTGATAAGCCGGGTCTTCCTGCCCAAGGACAACCTTGCGCTTCCACTCATATTCCCAGCCCTCCGGCGCAGGAGGAGCGCGGAACTCGTCCGTTCCCTCGTCCAAATCGCCAAGATGGCCGCGAATTTCCGCCGCACGACGGGCCGCAGCAGCACGAGGATCTTCCTCCCGCATGGATGGGCGCATGGACGGACGCTCAATTGGGGAAGAAAGCGTAAGGTTTTCAACAGCTTCGCCAATAGCTTCGGCGCTTGGGGCGGGCTTCACGGGGCGCGGAGGACGACCGCGACGCTTCGGTGCTTCACTCATCATATTTCTCCTTAATTCCGATTACGATCTTGCATCATCAGGCGATAATACTCTTGGGGGCTAAGGCCGCTGATTTTGGCAGCCTCAACCTGCTCAGCCGTCAAACGAATGACACCGGGACGATTCGGGGTGTCAACCGGCTGACGGGAAACCGGAGCAGCCGGAGGAGACTGCCGGTTCTTGCTGGGCTTAGACGCGCTGGACATGTATTCATTCCCTTCATAGCTGTCCCTGTTGTCCTTCTTTTTGCCAATGCCAAGACGGTCTTCGACAAAACGGAAGTACTGGTCAGACTCAGGGATGATGCCAAAATCAATGGCGTCTTCATGGGCGCGAGCCATAATGCGAATGCTGCGAGAATCCGGCAAATGCTTGCGGTTTTCCTTCAGCCATTCAGCAGAACGGGGCGTTACGCGAGCAATAATGTCGTCAACAGACGGGCCGTCCTGACGCGGTTGTTGAACTGGAGGCGGAGGCGGAGCATTCCGAAGATCGTTATAGCCACGCTCAAGTTCAATCATTTTGTTGGCATTGACAGCCAAGGTCTTCTGAATTTCAGCAGCCTTGTCAAAATCGCCAACTTCCATGGCTTGCTTGAGATGGGCTGTCAGGATCTCGTCATCCCGTTTCAGCGTCTCAATAGCCCCGCCAACAAGGTGGATACGGCTGTCTTGGGCGTCCATGGAAGCGTTACGGGCAAATTCAGCCGCCTGACGAGCTTGCATTTCAGCAGTCTGACGAGCCTCCTTTTCCTTCTCAAGTTTCTTATTAAGCTTCTTGAGAGCCTTTTCGACATCCTTTGGACCCTTTTTCTCCTTCTTACCTTCAGCCTGAACCTCGCCTACTTCAGCGGGGTCTTCAACAATCTCGACTGCTGGCTCGTCTTTCTTTTCTTCGACTTTCGTAGGAGCTGCGTCGTCAAGGACGAACTCCATTTGATTTTCAGTCTCTGCCATTTTGCTCTCCATCACCACACACGATCAGGCTGATCGACACGTCCTTTGACATTGATGTCGTCAATCATCCTACAAAGCTGGCCATTGACAGTGATGCTCCAGCCGTCAGACGGACGAAACACAATCCAATCGCCTTCCTTGATCTTCACGCCATTGAACCACTCGCCAGTGTCATCCTGAAAAGCGGAACTTCCCATCTTCAGAACAAGACCAACCTTGGACTGAAACTTATCTTCATCAGTCGTTTGCTGAGTCAGATAAATGCCGCTCTTGGTCTTGGTTGGGCGCACATAAACAGCCACAAGTAGCTGATTATTAAAGACTTCTACATTTGAGATGTCTCCAGCCTGCTGCTTCAGCCCTGCCGCAGGATCGTTTTCATGCTCCATAGTCATAAAAGGCATAGTAGTCCCCCTTTTTCACTCTTTGCCGTTCACAACGGCTTCCGCATCATCACAAAGCTCCATAGCTCTGCGAAGCCCTTTGATTATTCCTATATGGTAACGGTAAGACGCATAGTCACTAACCAGTTCATATTCCGAAGTAATTTGCGTCGTGATTCTGTCGATTTCTTCTTTCAGAAGTTTTGCCAACTCATATTGATAGTACGTCTGATACGTTGTAGCCGCCATAACCGCCCCCTTTGCGGTCCCCCTTCATTGTAAATGGGCGGAGATGTAAAGGGGGTTACACCCCCGCCCTAACTTGTAGCCAGACCGAACCAGCTACAAATTATTTCTTGTGCTTTTGGATCTCAGCCTTTTCCAGACGACCCTCGCCGCTGCCAGCTCCAGCATCCATGTCCTTGTAAGACCGATAGGTGCGACCGCCAGCCTTACGCGCCATGGGACGCATACCGGGCGGAGGAGCAGGCATCCCCGGAGGCATCCCAGCCGACATGCCCGGAGGAACCGCAGGCGGCATCCCCGGAGGCAGTCCACCAATTGGCATTGGAGCGCCACCAGCAGGACCACCCATGCCCGGAGGCTTGATAGGACCACCAAGAGGACCGCCCAAGTCGCCCATACCACCCATACCAGTCATGGCATCAGGTTTGTGAGCCGCGATGTTGATGTGGATGTTGGTCTTGCCCTTGGAGCGACCGCCAGCAGCATGGGCCTTGCGACCACCAACAGCGCCGGGAACCTTGCCGGGATAGCCGGGGCCAGAGAAGACACCGCCGCCTTCTTTACGAGCCGTACGCTCGCCTCCATGCTTTTTACCGGTGCGGGCTTCTGGCTTTACCATCTTCTTGATCAGCGCCTTGTCAGCCGCTTCATCAGGATGGCCCTCAACCTTGCCGCCCTTTTTGTAGGGGCTGCCGGGAGCGCCAACGCCAAAGTTCAAAGCGTTCTTTGACACGTTTGGCAGGTTGGCAAGAGCAGGAGCCACCGTGGCTGCCATAGGAGCGCCGGAAGACTGGCCAGCAGCGCCGGAAAGAGCGCCAGCAATAGGAGCCGTCAAGCCCTGACCGCCGATCATGGGTCCGCCAAGCATCTTCTTGGCACGTCCGCCAGTCTTCAAACCGCCTTCGTGCTTGATGCCGGGACGCTGCTCATTGGCATCCTTGACGTTGCGGTTGACCTTGGCATCCACCCATTTCTTAACTTCGCCGCCAGATTTGCGAGGAGCGCGGCCAAGATTAGCCTTGCAAGGCTCGCCTTCAACCTTGCCGCCTTTCTTGAAAGCGCGACGGGAAAGAGGGCGAAGACCCGTCTTAACACCAGCATTTTCGGGGGCAGGAGGCGTCCAATCGGACGAATCGACTTTATGCGATGGATCAGCGCCGGTAAGGCTCTTGGCTTTCGCTTTCATGGCCGCGCGGGCCTGTTTTGCCATGTCTGACATGATGGCTCCTAGCTAGGTTGACCGGGCGTCCCCGGAAGGCTTTTTTGCCTTTTTTGACAGTAACATAAGCGCCCTGTCAGCAACAGAGCCACCTTTGGCCTTTTTGTCAGGCCAAACCAACACCGGCACCTTCTTGATGCCAAGTTCTTTTGCCGCCATGGCATGGTGCCTGCCATCCTGCCCGCCAGCGGGGTAGATAGCCATTGGATGGTCTATCTTCTTGCCCTTCTTAATCTTCTTTTTGAACTTCTTGATCTTCTTGCGGTCGTCCACGCCCATATCGAGAGGCTCAACCTGCTCCAAAAACTTCTCTGGAGCCATGGTCGTCATCCTGCCGCCAGTCTTGGCATAATCAGCATTGTCCTTCCACTCAGACTGAGGCTTGAGTGGGAACTTGGCGATATGAAGGGCGTTGGCGACGTGACGCTTGACCATGATTGATCCTTAGCGATTGCGCAGCATGTGGTGGATGATCTCAAGCGACTTATGGAGCAGTGCTTCCTTGGTGGGTTTCTGCTCAACCATGCCGCCACGACGCTCACCTTGTGGCTGATCTTGGTCAGGGCGAGGCGCAGCACGAAGAGCGCGCTGGGTCATAAGATTAGCGCCGTAATCATCACCGCCGCTCAAGCTACGCATATCCCTTGCTCTGTTTTCTAACTGAGCTGAAGACTCGCCCTTCAGATAGTTTGGATCATAGAACTTAGCGCCAAACAGCTTCTGGAACAGGCCAGTGTCTTGTGATTGGGGAGCAGAAGTGCTGGCAGTCGACCCGCCAATAGGTGAAGCCGATCCGCGTGCAATGTTGCGAGCAGCCTGTACGGCAGCCATACGACTAGCGGCAGCATCAGAACCAATTCCGCGACTTGGGGCGTTGGTGATTCCCGGCAATGAGCCATACTGACTACCATAGTCATTAGGAATGATAGACATGGGTCCATACTGACTGCCATAGTCAGCAGGAATGTCGGAAACATTCTTATATTGAATGCCAAGTTCTTTTAAGAATTGATCATATGGAGTTGGAGCATAATTGGCAGGAGCTTTGTTTGAACGAATTTGGCCAACAATATTTTGGGCGCGTTGAGCATCTTCTTGAGTTTTTTCAGCAAGTTCAGCATCAGAAATTGGGGAAAAATAAGTTGTACCTGAAACCCGAGGCATATCATGCAATTGAGCCGCCACTTGAGCTGCCTGATTTGCTCTATCGCGATCCCTAGACAATGCAAGAGCATCCGCCAAAACACGCTGGCGAAACTGACTTTCAGCTTCGCTCATGGTTCTAGGTGCATCTCCCGTCAAAAGCTTTGGAGAAATGCCGCTTCTTTGCCACCACCTACCAAAAGGCGTAGCCGCAGGAGCCTCTATTGCAGTTCCAGTATATTTGCGAATAGCTTCCAAAGACGTGGGATCATATCCCGGCTTTGCATAATCTGGAATTTCATTGCTTCCAGAAACAAGAAGGCCGCTTCTGGCGTAATCGTCACGGCTGGCCATCACACTTCTCCGGTCTGGGTGCCATCAAGCGTTGGCTCGTTGGCTTCAAGGCGATTGATCATGTTTGGATCAAGGATGTTCCCCACAACACCAAGACCTTGCGGATTTTGAATGAGTTCCTCTGCCAACTTAATGGCAGCAAGGCGCTCACGGCTTTCTCTGTCACGCTTGCGATTGACAGCATCCAGCATGGCATCTTCCGCCCGCTGCTGAATTTCCATTTGCTGCGTCTGAAGCTCAGCCGCTTTCATAGGATCAAACTGCGGGTTCTGAGCTGCTTGCTCAGCCTGAAGCTTGGCATACTCAAGCTGGATCTTGGCTTGAGACTCCTGAGCGCGCGTCTGGCTATCCAACATACGAGCGTCCGCAGTCGTCTTGGCGTTCATCAACTTCGCCTGCATCTCAATCATTTCTGGCGGCGGCTTGCCCTGAGCAGACGGCGGGATCATGAACTGCTGCGGGTTCGACCAGCCAAGGGCCTGCAAGGCAGCCGTATCAACCGCAATTGGATCATACAAAGCAGGATTGGTGGCCACCAACTGCTTCAACGCCATAACCTTCATAAGACGCTGGGTCTGGCTTGCCGTATTGGGATCAGCCTGCGGGACAAAATAGTAATTGTCCAAGGCATTTAGGAAGGTTTCTTCATCCCAAGGGAAAGCTGGCTTGCGGCGCTTGAGCCAGAAGCTTTCTGGATGTTCACGGAAACACTCCATGAGCAATTCAAATTCTTCAGACTGCGCAGAGTGAAGGCGCTTATGAACTGAGTTCAGCACCTTCTGAGCTTGTTCAATCAGAGCCAGCGTAGTGCCAACTGGCGTGTCCTGCTTGCCTTCGCCAACAACCGCTTCAGACGTGCCACCAACGCGCATACCCGTGTCAGCAATCTGCGTGACAAGGTTCATCAACGCGCCAGAGGGTTCCTTGTACGGAAGCGGCATGATGGCTTGCGTCAGCGGCATACCATTCGTCTTAACCAACGCTCCGCCACCGGGAGGAACGCGGAAAATGTTGGTGTTCTGCCTCGCACCGGTATCCGCCATAAGGAAACCGGGGAAATTGTTGTACATGCCAGCGTCGAGAAGCTCGCGCCACGCAGCCGTAATTGCGTTTGTGGTATTGCCAAGGATATGAAGTAGACCAATGTCATAGAAGCCCATGCCCGGTACAAAGGTGTACTTAGCAAACCGCTTCTTGGCAGTTGGCAGTTCCTGATCGTCCTCACGGTAATTGCGGACAATTGACAGGATCTGACGCGAAGACTCATCAATCGTGACGATGTAGGGGATCTCAAGGCCGGACGGCTTGCCTTTGTGCTTATGCTCAAAGCCCGGCAGATCCAAATCGCAGTAGATCTCATAGATCAAACGGTCGCGATCATCAGGGTTGTAGCTGTCCAAGCTAATGCCTTGCTGGGCATTCTTTTCACGCTGGACGCTATCAAGATCTGCTGCTTTAGGCGTAGACAGGTCAATGTCACGATACACGCCAAGGATTTGCAAACGCTTGACCGTATTAGGGTTCATATAGCTGCGATGCGTAATGCGCTTGGCATTAGACAGGTCAGTGGCAGCATTGTTGACAATCAAATCGTCCGCATCAACGGTTTCTGACACGGGACGATTTCGTAACGGACAATAATAGACCTTCTTGAAGGCCGTGCCACCAAAGCCAAGCATCAGAAGCATACGATCCGTGTCAGGATAATACTCTGTGGCCGTAGCAGTAAGGTAATGGTTCAGATCGTTCTCAAGCGCATTGGCGAGCTGATCGTTTTCCAGTGTTGGGTTGTTGTTGTCGTTGCGGACCTTTACTGGCCCGTCAGTTGGAAGCAGTTCCGACCGCGCATTGGCTTGGAAACGAAGGCAAGCTTCCAGCAAAAGTGGATGACGAACCTTGCTCATGCCCTCGATGGGAGCGCCATCAGCAGTTCCCTGCAAGCCGGGGATCTCAACCTTGAGGCCAAGCAGCTTGATGCCCTGCGCGCGGTCTTCAATCCAGTCCTTGCGGCTTTCAAGATCGTCTCGGACACCCCTGAGAAGCTCTTCGGCAATGCTGCCAAGGTTGCTTTCGGCAATGTCATCGACAAGATTGCGGAACCAGTCGTTCTCGTCCCGCTCTTTCTTCTTGTCTTCAATGGGTTTGCCATCGAGAGAGATCGTAATTGACCCATCTGGGTGTTCGATCTCTAAAATATTGCCGTCACTATCTGTCTTGGTGTTGTCATTGCCCTCAATCACCTCGACAATGACATCTTCGCCGTCCATTGACTCCATTTCAGGAGCTAACTGGCGCAAATTCAGCCCAAGGCCCGGCGTCATCGGCATTTTGGCTATCCCTTTGATATATCGAGGGCTTCCATCTCGGTTACAAACTGTTGAATGCCCTGTTGAGCAGCCATTGTATCGGATTTTGCCAAGATTTCATAGGTTCGCACGTAGTCATAAGGCTCCTTGCCCCAGACTTCGACTTTAAAACGACCAACGGACACTGGCGTAGACGGCTTGATCACGTCAACAACAGCATTGGCAAGCACCCGAGCCATGATTTCCCCTCTTCACTAGCCAAAACAATAACTTATTTGGATCAGATTGGATAGAGTGCTGGCAAATTGTTGTTTCCCTTGAAGGAAAGTGAGCTTTCCGTCTCTGCCTGCCACTCCGTTGGCCTCAAAATAGCCCCGGAATCCCGCAAATGGCGCATTGCCATGCTCACGGTGTCAACCAAGTCATCGTGTTTGCCCTTAGGGAACGTCTCAACTTGGCTGATAACCATTTCAGCCCACTGTTTGACTGGCGCGTAGACCAGCCCTTCGGCGAAAAGATGCTGCACAGAGTACAATCTTGCGATCTTATCTTGGCTTTTGGGGTCAAACATATGCACCCCGAACTTCTCATACCCGTACATGCGACGCAGTTCTTGGGCTACTGAGTGTCCGGCGGCCTTATTTTCCACCAAAAGCATGTCAACATTCATCTTTCGGCAGGTGTCAGCGACCTTCAAGACCAGATCATGCAGTTCATACCGCCCTTGCCAAGCGTGCATAAGCATGACTTTGGGCGAAACTTCGGTGTATGACCGTGCATATTCCACCAATCTACTGCCTCGATTGGCGGCATTGTTTGGAGCTACAACGCTGGCGTCATTAGAGAAGACACCCCAGACCGTCAAAGCTGACGGATCGTTCTCTGTCTTGGTGGTGTAAGCCGTATCAAGTGTTGCTATGATCAAGTCCATATTGGGATAGATGTTGCTATCCCATGTTTGCCACCAATCGCGCTTGATGATGCCGCCGCCTTTTGGAGATGGACGCTGCTGAAGCTGTCCAGCCGCTCCCCATGGGCCAAGCTGCTTCTCAAGGATTTCAACCTCTTGCGCTCCAAACCGCTCCGGCCACAGAAGAAGATCTTCACGCTTCTCAAGCTCAAGTTCTGCTTCAACGCTGACAGCAACGCGAGTGCCATCTTCCTCAATGGCAACTAGCGGTTCACCATCATCGTCAAGGCCGCGCGGGTCTTCCCAGCCAATAGATGTGCTGCTGTGCCTGCGCCATTCGTACTTCATTGGGAGGCATAGATGCGTCCATTCACCAATGTCTTTTGAGAGGACGTGACCCGTGAGGTCTTCTTCCGAAAGCCTCTGTTGGATGACCACAAACGCGCCTTGCTTTGGGTTATTAAGGCGGGTCGAGAGTGCAGAGTCCCACCAGTCGATGGTTGTGGCAATTGTGGCTTCGGAGAAAGCTTCTTGCGCTGCGTTTGGATCGTCAACCACAATGATCGCACCGCCTTCACCCGTGAGAGCAGACCCCACAGAGGTCGAGAGGCGTGACCCATTTTTGTCATTGTCAAACCTTGTCTTGGTGTTCTGATCGCCGGTTAGCCGGAACCTGTCACCCCACAGGGATTGATACCACGGACTTTCGATGAGGCGGCGGCACTTCACGCTGTCACGAAGGGCAAGCTGCTGAGCGTAGGAGGCATGAAGAAACTGAACGCCCGGCCCAGACGTGTGCGAGATATGCTGCTGCGTCCAAGTCCAAGCTGGAAACGCTACAGACGTGATGGACGACTTGCCCATGCGGGGTGGGATGTTGATGATAAGGCGGCGGATGTCACCGTCTACAACTGCCTGAAGATGTTCGGCAATTGCTTCAATTGGCCAACCTTCCGTAAACTCGGAGGCGTCGATGTAGCGCCATGAGTATTTGAGGAACGTGTAAAGGCTGTCTTCACAGTCAGCTCGATCTAGTTCGAGAAGCTGCTTCTCGATGTCAATCTGTTTCCCGTCAAGCTCAAGCGTTGTCATTTAGGTGGCTCCGGCAACGGCATCCAATAAGAAGCATTTGTGAGGCAACCGTATTCTTCATCGCAATTGGCAAGTTGCCATCCCGATACGGTACGGTCGCAATACCATCCGTCTTGCCAAAAAGCTTCACAAACAGATGGCAGTTTCCTATTTCCACCAACCCCGACCTCAATTAAATCTCCTATTGGGACAATCAAGATATGTGTCCCATCTTTGGGAGCAGTTTCAATTGGCTGCCAAGGTGACGTAGAAGATCGACGCGCCAAGAGAGACAATGCATCCTTAAGAACCCGCTCTTCTTCTTCGCTCAACTCATATGGCCCAAGGAATTTTCGCATTTTGTCCCCCTACGATAAGATTAGTATAGCACTATGTGGATTCTTGTGCTACCGTGATCTGAATGGAAAAGGGGTGTTCCATGGAACCTAAAATTTCGCTTGATAAGGCTAAAGCTATTGTCTCAGAGGCTCCTGCGCCTCGGGTGACGGAAGAGGCCATTAAAGCCAAGATAGACTTCGTATCGTATGAAGTGATGGAGCTTGGGTCTTCCAAGTTGACTGTTTGCTGCATTGTGATGCGAAGCGGATTTATCTTTCTTGGCAAAGCGGCTCCTGCAAGCCCTGCAAATTATGACCGGCACGTTGGCGAGCGGTATGCCTATGAAGATGCCTTCAAGCAGATTTGGAGCCACGAAGGCTATCTGTTGAAGGAAAAACTGGCGGGAGGTTAATATGAATCTGTCTAGGCGCTTTATCCTTGGTGGATTGATCTCTGCCCCGGCAGTGATTGCTGCAAATAAACTCATGCCAGTCCGGTCTATTGTAAAGCCCTACGCTACAGTGTGGGGTGTTGGTTGGGACTTAGAGGTTGTTGAGCATGTGGTGTGGACACCGCAGGACGCCCTAAACTTTCACAAGTTCAACGGTGGCATCGACAAATTCCGTGAGGTAACGGAAATTACTTACAGCAAACCAATGGCTCCATTGATGCCTATGAAGCGTCCAGAAGATTGGCAGCAACGCAAAACCGCCGCGCAAGAATGGTTCCTCAGGGAACGCAAAGCAATCCTCGACGAGGCGACTGGCTTCACCAGTGTGGCTGGGTGTGATGCTTTGCGAAAGTTTGGAATAGATCAGTCTGTCGCCTAGTCTGGTATGGCACCTCGTTTGGGGCGAGGAATAACGCAGGTTCAAATCCTGCCAGACTGACCATTATGTTTAAGGGAAGACAATGAAAACACCGAACGTCATTCACTTCATCTATGCCAAGACGGACCTGGCCCGTCCATGGTCGGTTGTGAACCATCACGCTCTGCGTTTGGCTAGTCGGAACCACAACCCTGCCAACATCATCATGTGGACCAACGCGCCAGAAGTATTTGAACCATATGGTGACAGCATCGAGGTTGTGAAGTGCGACATCCCAACCAGCATTGAAGGCCATGAAATCCCGTGGCCGCAGCTAATGGCGGATGTCATGCGCCTTCAGATCCTACATGAGCATGGCGGCATCTACATGGACACTGACATCCTGACGCTGGCAAACCTCGATCCATTTCTCAAATTTGCCAATGAACGCAACCGGCTTGTCATGTCATGGGAAACTAAAGCTCAAGCATCTATCTGCAATGCGCTGATGATTGCACCTGCCAAAAATGCGTTCATCAAGACGTGGTTGGAGAAAATCCCAGAACGGGTAGGCTCAACCACATGGGCTGATGGCGGCGTCCTGCTGCCAATGGAACTGGCTAATGACGAGGCGCTAAAAGACACTCGCGCTGTTCTGCGTCACAGTTTTGCTTGCCCGCTTGACTTATCACAGGCTTGGCTGTTTGATCCAATGCTAAAGGAACGCGCCAGAGAGATGCTGGCAGGGTCTACTGCTATCCACGTCTTCGAAACCTACTGGCGGGACACCATCGCTAAGCTGGACATGAACCAAGACACACTCTTTCGCGACATCGTACTCAATGGGGGCATGTGATGTGGTTGGAGCAACTTCGCCGCAACATTAAGCTTACCGTCCACGAAGAGCCGTGGGACAAGACCACCAGCCCAACCCACTGCCCGCAAGGCGAAGAGTATCGTG